ACACCTACCATCGGCATCATTTGAACCAATCCGGATCATTCCGGTTGTTGCTGGTGCAGGCGGCGGTACAGGCAAGATCTTGGCTGGTATTGGTTTGATTGCAGCTGCAATCTTGCTGGGTCCGGCAGCTGGAGGATTTCTGGGCTTAGGTGCTGGACTTGCAGGCGGTGGAGCTGGAATCATTGGCGGCGCAGCAGCGACAGCAATTGGTGCCGTTGGCGCATCCTTGGTTCTTGGTGGCGTCGCTCAACTGCTTACCCCAACCCCCCAGCTTGGCGTTACAAATGCACGTGGCGTTGACGAGGCAACTGACCCTCGCCGTAGCTACAGCTTTTCTGGTATCCAGAACGTGAGCCGCCAAGGCGTACCAGTGCCCATCATTTACGGCGAAGTATTTACGGGCAGTGTGGTCATCTCTGCCGGTATCAATACTGAGGAGATTCCGACCTAATGGATAAGCAACAAATTGCTGGTGCAGGCGGTGGCGGCGGTGGTGGGCAGCAGACAGTCATCGCGCAGCCTGCTGGTGGCGCCTTTGTTAATCCAGACAACCTCGACTCCCGCCAAGTTGTTCGCCTTATTGATCTACTAGGCGAAGGTGAAATCGAGGGCTTTCCATCAGCGCGGAATTATTCACCTGGCACGGCTGCATACGAAAACGCAATCAAAAAAGACATCTATTTCAACAATACGCCGCTGCTTCGCGCTGGAGCGGATCCCTACAACGTCCAAACCAGCGACTACAACTTTGATCTGACTAACTCAGCATTTGAATATCGCTCTGGCACACAAAACCAAAGCTATACACAAAACATCGGTGACGCCAACCAGCAGACGTATGCCGTTGGATTGAAGGTGACCAAGGATGTACCTGTAACTCGGTCGATTACAGATACAGACGTAAATTCTGTGCGGGTAACGATTGGCACCCCGGCGCTGCAAAAGTTCGAAGCCAATGGCGACATTAACGGTCGCACAATCGAATATCAGATTCAGGTTTCCTACAGCGGCGGACCTTTCACAACAGTTGTTAGCAATGACATTTCTGGCCGCACGCCAGACCTTTACCAGCGCATCCACCGCATCGATCTTGATCCAGGTCCACCAGCCGAGATCCGCGTTGTTCGTGTTTCTGATGATGCCCCAGCACCCGGCTCATCGGTTGAATACTCCGATCTGTACTGGTACGACTACACCGAAAAGATCAACGCGAAAACAACATTTCCAAATAGTGCCCTGATGGGCATCCGCATCAATGCGGAACAGTTCAGCAACATTCCGACTCGCAGCTACCGGGTGCGGGGTATCAAAGTTCGCATTCCAAACAATGCCACGGTCAATCCAGAAAACGGACGTTTGATCTATGCCGGCACTTGGAATGGCACGTTTGCAGCGGCGCAATGGACAACTGACCCCTGCTGGATCCTTTGGGACCTACTGACATCCAAGCGATACGGTTTCGGTGATCATGTCGCCGCTGATCAGCTGGACAAATGGAGCTTTCTGGCTGCCAGTCAGTATTGCTCTGAAGTTGTTTCTAACGGCAAAGGTGGTCAAGAGCCACGGTTCTCCTGCAATGTTGTCCTGCAATCGCAGCAAGAAGCCTTCACGCTGATTAACGACATGTGCTCGGTATTCCGGGCAATGCCGTTCTGGTCTGCTGGCACGCTGGAGGTATCGCAGGATCGCCCGCAGGACTACAGCTACATCTTCAATCAAACCAACGTCACTGAAGCCGGGTTCAGCTACAGCGGCAGTGGTCTGAAGACTCGTCACACCGTTGCGGTGGTGCAGTATTTCGATATGGACCTGCGCGATATCGCGTATGAGGTCATCGAAGACAAAACCGGCATCGACAAGTTCGGCGTTGTCAAAACCGAGATCCAAGCTTTTGCCTGCACCAGTCAAAGTCAAGCCCGCCGCGTTGGTGAATGGCTGCTTTACACCGAGCAAAACGAGACCGAGATCGTCAGCTTTGAAACTGACATTGCAGCTGGCATCACTGTTCGCCCCGGTGACCTGATCAAGATTGCCGATCCGGTGCGTGCTGGCGTTTCGCGTTCCGGGCGTTGCACAAGCGGTTCAACCACCACAAGCGTGAAGCTGGATCGTGATGATGTGACCCTATTTCCCAGCGGGGCACCAGCCAACTTCACCTTCAACGTATTGCTGCCCGATGGCACGCTGGCGATCGTGCCGGGTTCCACCTTGTCCGGCAACACGGTTGCAGTTGGCACCACACTCGCCTTAGCTCCTGCCGCTGGTGCGCCTTGGACAATCGGTACTGCACAGGTCAGCATGAGCACCTGGCGGGTGCTGTCGATCAGCGAAGGTCAAGACAGTTATGCCGTAACTGCTGTCGCCTATAACTCCAGCAAATATGACTACGTGGAGCGGGATGTACCGCTCAGCACTAGGGACGTTTCAGATCTCAACGAACCTCCCGAGTCGCCCACCAACCTCAGCGCCACAGAGGTTCTGTACGAAAGCAATGGTCAGGTACTTGCCAAATTGATTGTCAGCTGGCGTGGTGCCGAACGTGCTTTGAACTATGAGGTGCGCTACCGCGTCAATCAAGGCAACTGGGTCAATCGGACAATCCGCACGATCGACCTAGAAATCCAAAACAGTGATGTTGGCGTCTATGAAATTGATGTGACTTCGATTGGAGTCATCAATAGCAAGCGGTCATCACCTGCAACTCTGACCTTTAACGCGCTTGGTAAGACCGCGCCACCAGAAACAATTCCAGACCTGTTCATCGCTCCGATTGATGAACACACTGCTGAGCTGTACTGGCCGCAGTCTGTCGATATTGACGTGAGGATCGGCGGCAAAATCCGCATCCGCCACACCCCCATTACCGATGGCACTGCCAGCTGGGGCAAAGGCAATGACATTGTGCCTGCGGTCAATGGCAGCAGCACCCGCAAAATCGTGCCGCTACTGGAGGGCACCTATTTCATCCGTGCCGTTGATTCACTTGGCAACGAATCTGCTGGTACGGCGAGCGTGGTGGTGGATCTGCCCGAGCCTCAAGATCTGCTGTTGGTGCAGGAATACCGGGAGGAAGATAATTCGCCGCCCTTCAATGGCACAGGAAACGATCTGTATTACAACAGCACCGAGATTGGGCTATCGCTTGCCGCTGACACATTGGTTGACGACATGGCAACCGATGGCGACTGGGATGCCTTGGGGCTGATTGACTACATCGGTGGCGCCGTTAGCAGCGGAAGCTATGAGTTCTATGAAACGCTGGATCTGGGCGGTGTCTATGACCTTGGCATTCAAAGAATCCTTAAAACCCGTTCGTATGAGCCAGGCAATACCTGGGATGAACGTATCGGAAACATCGATTTGTGGGACGACATTGATGGTGACGACCTTGGCGCTGCCAACTGCAACGTCTACATCCGCGCCACCAACGACGACCCTGCTGGCACACCAACGTGGAAAGACTGGCAGCCGTTTGTCAATAACAGCACCCGTGGGCGTGGCTTCCAGTTCAAGGTGATTGCTACTAGCACCAACCCGGCTCAAAACGTAGTGATCGAAGAGCTTGGCGTGCAGGCGCACTTTGAACGTCGCACAGAGCAACAACGCAACCTCACCAGTGGCGCTGGAGCTTATGCCGTGACCTTCCCGACTGCGTTCTATGCGGCACCAAGCATCGGTATCACGGCGCAAGATATGGACAGTGGTGATTACTTCCAGCTAAGCGGTGTGAGTCGCACTGGATTCACGGTTACCTTCCGTGACAGTGGAAGTAACATTGTCAGTAGGACCTTCGACTATCAAGCGGTCGGGCACGGCCGGGAGATCACCTAATGGCTCAGGCGACCGATTATTCACTCGCTAACCAGTCAGGCGCTAATTTCCGCGCCGAGCTGAACACGATCCTGGCAGCCATCGTCAGCCAGAACAGTGGCAGTAGCGCACCGACCACCACTTACGCCTATCAGCTCTGGATCGATACGGGTGCCAGCCCCAACCCGCTGCTGAAGCTGCGGAATGCTGCCAACAGCGCATGGATCACCATTGGCGATGTGACTGTCGCCAACTTGGGTTTGGCTGCCCTTAGTGGTGCGATCTTTACGGGTGATGTGACGCTGAACGCGCAGTCGGATCTGCGCTTTGCTGATTCGGACAGCAGCAACTGGGTTGCGCTGCAGGCACCAGCGACGGTTGCAAGCAATGTGACCTGGACGCTGCCTAGTGCTGATGGCACTGCATCACAGGCACTTAGCACCAATGGCTCTGGCACGCTGAGCTGGGCGAGCTTTGCGGCGCTGGCTACCGCTCAGACTTTTACGGCACAACAACGCGGCGCAATTTCTGCGTTGACCGATGGCGCCACCATCACCCCAGATTTCAGCTTGGCAAATAATTTTTCGGTCACATTGGGTGGAGCAAGAACCTTGGCTAACCCGACCAACCTGACCGCTGGTGCGAGTGGCGCGATCTTTATCTCGCAGGACGGGACGGGTTCGCGGACTTTGGCATTCGGCTCTTACTGGTCGTTCTCGGGTGGTACGGCACCTACGCTTACGACGACTGCCAGCGCCATTGATGTGCTGGTGTACACGGTTCGGTCTAGCACCGACATTGCAGCTACTCTGATCACCAACATCAGCTAAATCATGGGAGTT